AAATACACGCTATCTTCCGCGCCGCTAGAGCGGCCAGAAGCATCCAACACCACATCAATTAGAATCTGCGAAGTTACAATATTTGATATACTCAAACCAATAATCGTAGTCTCTGTCGCGGCAGGGCAAGTGTATATACTTGCCGGACTCGTTCCTACCGCAGTATCTGTTTCTGATAAAAATGAGTTTGCCATCTTCCTATCCTAACGCAATCGCAAAGGCCAAAGCCTGCGGGTCTTGTTCAACTAGATTAACTGGATTGTCAGACGCATCAGCGTAAATCATTTTTTCAGCAGGCATAGTACAAAAGATTGTACGAGTTCCCGCTGTCCAGTTGATCTTCTCATCACCAATCGTAAGTGCTGCATCATTCGCCAACGTCACTGCAACACTAAGAGTTACATTTGTTGCACTATTCACTGTAGCAATAGTCACAACACCCGTGATGCCAGCACCACGCACTCTCTGACCCACAGCAAGCACACCGCCCTGAACATTGTCTACAACCAAGGTTGTGCTGCTTGTCACTGCTCCATTAACATCAGCCGTGATTTTAGTGCTGCTGCTCTCAAAAACAGTGTCACGAGATAGCGTTGTCCCTGACAGCGTGTATGTACCAATGCCAACCTCAAAGTTCGTGCCATCCGTACAGGAGTAGTAAGTAGTGTTTCCATTACCTACATCGGCGAAAGAATCAAAGCCACTCAAAGCACCAGCAAGAGTTAACGTGCCAGTGCCTGTCGTGGTTGTTGTTTCTTTAACACGGTCTTTGATTACAAGAGCCATACTACTTCAACTCAATACTCAAATTACTTGCGTTAATCCGGAAGATATCGCCGGTTGCGATTGTTTTGCTTACATCCAGCGCACCTACGAACAACTTGTTTGTGCCGTCGAAGGTTAGTACCGCATCGTTGGCTAGTGATACCGCTGTATCCAGAGCGATGTTTGTTTGTGAGGTGACTGTTGCCACACGAACAACGCCACTTGTTGCGCCGGTCACACCCGCGCCGGTCACAATGTCGCCAACCGCGATAGTGCCAACATTACCGTCGAGAACTACAGCCGTTGCTGATGAAGTTGCGCCGTTAACGGAAGCCGTTGCTGTATCACCATCTGCCACAAAAGCGTGAGTCACAGTGTATGTTGCTGCCGTGCCTGCCGCAGACGGAAACTCAATGTTGTCGTCATTGATCACACGCTGTGCATCGGAAACAACGACATCCGTAGCCACATGAGCGTAGTCAGTTGTGCTTGACGCTCCGCGAGTGCAACCCGTCAGGGTATTGGTGCCGTCAAAATTTAACAAGGTGTCGTTAGCTAACGTCACCGCTGTGTCCAAAACAATGCTGGTTTGAGAGGTCACTGTAGCTACACGAACAGTACCTGAAATACCCGTCCCTGTTACAAGCATTCCAACCGCAATCGTTCCTGAGTTACCGTCAAGGACAACCGCTGTTGAAGACGAAGTTGCGCCATCAACATCAGCGGTGGCTGTGCCACCTTTGCCAGTGTATGTGATTGTCTCATCATCGATCTGAACGGTGCCAGTTGTTGGGAATGCTTCTGCATCAACAAGATGGGCCACAGTGGCGGCTTGCGCCAAGTTAACACCAAGCGTTGTTGTAGATTGTTTCCACTCTGACGCTACTACACGCTTTCGAGTGTAGTTTGCATCATCAGTAGCAATCTGGACTTCTGTTACAGTTCCGGTCTCCGCATCAGTGACTGCGGTAGCTAGGCCGACATATATATCATTTCCCGGCGAAGCAAAGGAGAGAGAATTGTTCTTGAACAAAAAGTCAAGAACCCGTCTCTCTAGATAGGTGGTTGCTGCATTTGATGTTGCCATCGTCTTTTACTCCTGTTTATGTGCGTGGCCTATCAGGTAGACCTCTCCTGTAGGCATCGCTATTCTCTCTAGCTTCAGCCAAATCCTTTAGCCGCTGCATTTCTTGCGCGAAGCGCTGCTCATACAACTGCAACATGTCTGCTTCACCCTTCATGTAAGTATACGCTTCAACAAGTGAACCGTAAAGAAGAGCATTCGGGGCGTTTTTACTAAGCCATGTTGTGCCAGAAGCCGCCCCGGCGGTGATGCTGGCAGGCCGATAATAGTAATGTAGTTCTACGTCGTAAGCTAAGTTTGGTGTTGGACCCACAATAAAGTTGTCTACGTCAAACACACCGTAATACCTAGGTGTTGTGTTGATGCCTGCGTCAACCGCGTATTGCTGGACAAAGTTTACGTCCTTGTTTTCAAGAAACTCTTTATAATTTGCTGTTGTGATCTGAAACGAAAACGGGGCTAAATAGTCATTGGGAACGCTAAGATAAGGATCACCAGCAGTAAGCTGGGCAGTAGCGTTCTTGCGAAATAGCTCAAGATCCACAAGCGTAAAGATTCGATCTTCTGCGCCCCGGATAAATACCGGTAGGTTAGTCACAAAAGATGTCTCAGAGTTTTCCGTAAAATCCTGAATCGCTGTTTCTAGCTGTGCGTATGTAAAGCTCATTTATACCACCAATGTTACCGGCCCAGCCGTAGCTATTCCGCCGCCGCCGAGTTGATTACCTGTTGTAGCAGTTCCAGAGGCTGCGGTAAATGTGTATGTGTTTGTCGTAACAACCGTGATAACATACCCTACTGACTGCTCTAGCACAGCTTTTGTAAATCCATCAAAGGCAGATACGCTGCGAAACCGTACAGTGACCCCGTTTGTCCTGCCATGAGACGGCTCAGTGACCGTAACTACATTCGATCCCTGTGCACCACTAGCGAAGGCATTTAACGGCAACATGACGGCCACACTAGACTCTGTCCTCTGATCCGGGCGCGGCTCATGTAATGCCTGCGGATCCGGGCCAACGCTAATTGGTTCAAGCTGTGGATGCTTTGCCTCATACTCGTCCGGGCCAACCTTTAGGCCGTTCCATTCTTTCACCATGTCATTCAAGCGGTAACGAAAGCCGGATCGATCCGAATATCCCCATGATTGCTTACCAGATGCGTATCTCGCCATCTACTATACTCGAAGATATGCGATGCTTGGCTGAAGCTTCAGCGGCACCCTATCTTCGTCCTCGGCTGCTGCACGTTGGAACTCTTCTTCGTAAACTGTCTTTAATAGCTGAACCCGATCAGGGGCTTTTTTCATAGAGATGTAGTATGCTAGCCCCGCAACCATACAAGGCAAGAAACGAAACGGAGCGTCGGTTGTGTTAACCAATGTATCTACGTCATCGATGCGCTGTACATAATAATAAATAAGAGTGTCTGTTGAGTTGTCTGGAACAGGCCAAAGGGTTAGCTCTGGAGACACCTGCCTGTTATAGAAATACTGGCTTGGCCGACCTTCCGTTGTCTTGTTAGGGATGGTCAAATAATCCCCACGAGACATCCGATCCAACTCATAGTCTGTGCCAGTGCGACGAATCACTACTTCTAAAAGGTCTGTGTAATCGGCAGTAAATTGATAAGTAGCTGTGCCAGATGTTAGGGCTTGTGTGCCTTGCTTTACTGTCCACAGATTTAACCCACGATTAGCCCAATCAGCAAACATCAGGTTCATAGATCGACGCGCTGTTTTCATGTCGTAGCCAGTGCGAACCTCTAGTCCGCACCGCTCGTATGCTTCCTCAATGATGTCAGCTACATCTAAGTCGAAGTTTCTAGACCCTGAAACAGCCATTTACTTTTTCCTCTTTAACGATTTAACCCTGCGTGGCTTGCCAGCAGGCTGACCAAGTCTTTTCTTCTGCGATATTCTACTACGTTTTTCAGCGGCTGTCATTTCTTTGGATGTTTTAGGGGTCTTAGAAGATACGCGCTTAGAGGGGCGGCAATATGGAGTACCCCGTTTTTCACCCTTGCCACGCCCACACGCTTTGCCCGTGCGAACATCCTTCCATTCTTCTTTGAACCACCGCTTGAGAGCCGCTCCCTTTTTAGTCTTTCGTACTGCCATATCTCATCCATACTTACTGAATAACTGCAAACAA